AGATAGCGTGTCTAAACTCTAGAGCATCCTCATCAGAACGATAAGAATCAAAATTAGATATATAGATGTTTTGAAGATCCACTGCGATCGGATTCGCGTTCACAATCTGCATTATAAACTGTAGTCAAAAAAACTTGAGAAGAAGTGAAAACGGAAGCCCATTCCCCTATCCTTCCTGTTTTCATACACCATGAACTCCATTGACGCTGAACTCGCAACCCTACACGCTCGCATCGCAGAACTCGAAGAACAGAAGCGTAGTGCTCCCACCTCCAAAGAGAACGAACGATGGACGAATGAAGACGAACGAACCTTGATTATCATGCTACGATTCAAAGCCGCTTCGTTTCTCGACGTTGCAGCCGCACTCAAACGCTCAGAAAGCGCCATCCTCTGGCGTGTCGAGAAACTCGTGAACGATCACATTCATGAAGATGGACCCTATACGGATGAAGTCTGTGAATGGTTGATGCCACACATTCCACTCAAAACCTGGCTGACTGAACGAGCTAAACTTCTCTAAAAAACGGAACTCAACCCATCGATTGACTGAACGGTATACAATGCCTCGCTTCATCCGCATCCACCAACAAGTCTTCCACATTCCTTCCCTCGCCAATGTGAGTATGGGAACCTCCTGGACCGGACAGCCTATCTTGACCTTCTACTACCATAACCAACACAATCACACGATTTGGTATCCCTGGGGCAAATGGGACGAATGCGAACAAGACATGATTCAAGTCAAGACCGCTATGATGGAAGTTGAACGTGTGTTGACGAATGTGTTTCTGACCGAGCCCAAACCGACCGAAGTGATCTTGAAAACGGAAAGTATGAGCGTAGATACAGGAGCCGTAGAATGATAGTCCACACAGTATTCGATATACTTATCACAACCTTGCTAATCGTAACTTTTCTTGTAGTCTTGTGTGTTGCATAATGGAACCTTGTAAACAGTGCCTAGCCCTCATCTACGATGTACTCCAACATCCGTACTCCGCAGAAGCATTTGGTGCACCCTTTATTCGTCAACGGCGTATTCAACACCTTCTTCCTGAACTCACAGTTGAAGTCCATCGCATGATTCGTGAACGCGTTCTCTCGCCTAAATCCAACTCGATTCCAGTCTTGATGTGTTACGAAGCAGGACTCGCACCTCATATGCTATGCCAGTACTGGTTCTATGAAAAGCTCCAACATCTTCGCAACCTCCGTGTGATTCATCGAGAGCACTCCAGGTAAAAACGGATTTATTTTTTCCCGTCTATCCAGACCTCCTCCCCCTCTAAAATGCAGTTCCCTCAACGACATGGAAACAAATGGTATGACGGTGAATCCCACTACATCCTACTACGAGTTAAACAAGGAATACCCCCCTCTAAAATAGCCAAGGAAGTCAGCCGAACTACGAACGGCATTACTGCACAATTGAAGCGAATTGGATACAACTCGGTTCAAAAGGGCATGAAGATTGAAGACGCATCCAAACTGACAGGCATACCTGTGGATAGACTGACCTACTACATACAATGCAAGGACTGTACACTCCTAGACCTTATCCAAGAAGTTACAAGTCTTCGTTCAAGAATTGAAGTCCTTGAACGAAGGAACAAACCGGCTGGAAATGGACTCAATGCGATTCGTGCCGTTCGTGCTGGAGATGAGTACTTAAACTGACCTAAACGCGACGACGAGTTTTACGACCACCTTTGAGTGCTCTTACTCCACGTATACCAGTTCCAACAGGGGCAGTAATACCTATAACTCTCATTAGATTTTGAACAAATCCACTCAAATCTGGAACATAGTTATAAATGCGTTTGTTATAATGTTCAATTCCACTAGTATTTATAACTATTTTACCATCAGAAGTAGAACCAAGTATAGCTATTGATTTTGGGGTCTCAATAGGTCCTGTTATTTCTATATTTCCATTCTTAATATAGTTGAATGTAGTTTTAGGATCTTGTACACCTCCTGTATCAGAAACTTTTAGAAAGTCTCCAACTACTTCATACGTTGTTGTTGACATATTCATTTATTATACACTGCGACGAGTTTTACGCGCCTTTTTGGATCGTGATGTACGAGCCTTTTTGCTTCGTGACTTACGACCACCCTTCTTATTGAGCGGTCCTACTGCATTAAGACCAGTTCCAACTGGATATAGAATGTCCCTCATTTCTTTCCAAACCTCTGGTTTCAATCCTATATGTTCACGCAGTAGTCCTTCTTCTGGGCTACCCAATTGTTTCCATTTTTCGAAAGCCTTGTCTCCTTGCTTCTTGAGGTCTGTCACAGGACCATCCCACTTGTAACCTTTCTCTTCATTCATCTTTTTCAACGAAGCATCCATTGCAAATGCTCGTCTGATATCGTCCTTGGGCATAAATTTGGTGTCTCCCACCTCAATAATTGGAAGTTTATGTACAGACATTTATTTATACGCTGCGAATGAATTCCCAGTTGAGGTAAGAACATATCTTGGCCCAGATTTGGTCGTGGGCGATCAATCGGTCTCGTGACTTCAATAACGGAAAGAAGACCTTGTATTCGTCCAACTCCAACAGCTCGAAGAACTTGTAGAGGATGTACGAGTAACTCAAGAAGTTCGTGCGGTCGTTCGGGCAGTACAGCAGAAAAGGAGCTTGAATATCTTGAAACATGGCTCGTATTTTCTCTTCAATTTCGGGGGTAATGGTGGGAGGTGGATTCCCATTGAGGCGAGAGAGGATGTGGGCCCTGTGCTCATAATATTTAGAACGATTGAGTTTCTTCAAAATGTGCCGTATATCCTCTTCCGTCAAATCTGCAATGTTGTGGATTCGACGCTTGCGGAGTTCCATGATGACCTCGTTCATCACATCTTCGGGAATGATGGTCGATTCCTTGGCTTGAAACTGGTTCAAGATTTCATTGAGATGGTTAATCTTCTTGTACGCATAGTTGTTGCGTTCTTTGGGTGGGTCACGGAAGCTGGGGAAGTCTGAGACAACCAACGCATACTCTTCGGAGCCACATCGAGGACACACCAAAATACCTTCTGAACTAATCTCTTCCCGCGCAACATTACACTGGACGCAATGCTCGGTCAATAACTGAACGACCTCGGGACCACTCGATAACTTCATGCGCTGGACGTATTCATCAAACATCTGCTTGAGAGACAACCCATTCTCAGAGGGAACGGATGCACTGAAAAACTTGAGGAAGGTATTCGCGTCCTTGGACTGCAAAATGGGCGCATTGACCGAAGTATCTTGCTTCTTGTAATACTCGTCCAGCAAGTCCATGTTTTTCAAGTAATACTCTTCCACTGGCTGTGCATGCTCCAATTCCTCTTGAATTTCACGAATACGGTCTTGCAGATGATTGGCCTTCACAATGTCGTTAATGTCATTCGTAGAACACAGGCGTGATATTTCCGTTTGTAAGCGGTCTAGTTCCTCCCGCAGGCTCTCCTGCTTGATTTTGGAGTCCTTGAGCGTTTGCACGATTCCCTGGTGTAAAGAATCGAGAGTACCGGTCGCGATAGACGTAGTGGGGCTGTCCCGTGTTTTCCGAATTTTGAACACGTCCATTTACAAACTCATTCACTTGCTTCATGAAGACTGGATTCTGAAGGATACAGGGTCGTTGGCGACGCACTGAAGAGACTAAATGGTTGAATTCCATGCCCAAGTTCTTACAGGTATAGGCCAATGCAAGAGACGCAGAACGATTCATACCGGCTTGGCAATGGACATACACCATTCCCGTTCCCTCTCGTAAGAACTGATGCAGTGTAGCTTCAAACTCGGGATACCAGTCTAGAATATTGGTCTCTAGTGAATCCACAGCATTCAACACTTTGTATTTGGATGGAAATCGACTTCTCCACCAATACGGAGAGAACTCGTCAAACGAGCAGATGAGAACATGGGTAATCCCATACTTTTCAACAAACGCGGGTGTTAAGAATACCCCCGGTCCAACCAAGATACGAGGATGGAAAAACGCCGGAGGTTCACGAAGGTAGGTCGGTGAAAACAGAAGCGAAATGAGAGACATTGTGTTATTCTGTTTTCTTATTTGTAAGCATGTGTTAATGCTCGCAACCGGGGACACCTCCACCGGCTACACCACACCAGCCAAAGGTCAATCCTTTTGCTTTACGGCACGGACAGGGTGGGTTTAACGCTTGATCCCAGCCAAGTTTAGCAATGTGCTCCATGGTTCGCATGGTCCATCCATACGAACCTCCGCTATGTCCTTGATACTTCATGGCTGCATTGATACGGTCAAGGTTTGGATGGGTTGAAAACACAAATCCTTTGTCTTTGTCTGGGGTATAGGTCTTCATCCAGTCCCAAAGGTCACATGCTGTAATCGCCTGATGAGCGTCGGTCAAGAGTTCGCGTTCGAGTTTAGAATAGTGAGGTGGGAAAGTATGCATTGTATGGGGGGATGTCCAACACTTTCCCCAAACTGAATCCATTTTTTATCCCAGAATATTCGACAAGAATCCATTCAGAAGGTGTGCAATGATGACCGCAGCAAGACCTAATACACCTGCACCCGTCCAGCTGACGACTCCTGAACCGGTGTAGGCATTCGGAACATATTGAAGAAGCATGTTACGAGGAATGGATAACGAAATGATGGCAGCTGCAAGGAAGAAGGCAATATACAGGCTGGCCGAAGAAGCCATCCAGCGCATCGCGGGTAGTGTGGGTTTGAAGGACGGTGCCATGGTCGAGTAACCAGGTGCTGGGATACTGGGCATCGGAATCACAGGGGGCTGTGACTGAGGACCTTGGGGGTTTGCATTCAACAGAGCGTCGAGAGATGTAGAATCGTCCATTGTTTATTCATTAGACGGGTTTTCACACGATGCATCTTCCGCGCGGTATCGGTAGCATTTACCGTCCACCTTGACGACCTTGTCGGTTGTATCTTTCAAGGGGATTCCCAAGGTGCGTACCGTCGAGTAGTTGCGGTGAAACAGAATTGCGGCAATCCCGAGTCCGATGATGAATGAAAAGAAAGGAGAGGCTCGTTCAATCACTTGGGCGAGGTGAATCATTGTTTCTTACTGAGACTTGCGAGTAGATTCAATGAATCTGGCTCCGAGACACACGGTACTTCCACTGCATCAAAGCGAACACATCCCGAGTCGGTGTGGTAGATACTTGAATCATTGGGTTGAGGCATCGACATCTTCTTTCGGGTCGGTGGAATCAAGACAGTTGAAATCAACAATCCAGCAATCAACCCTGCGACGAGCCATTTGAGTTGAATCATTCCTTTACTATGTTGTCCATAAATGCTCTGAATCCAAAGTATCCTAGAATGATGAGAAACCCTGTGCCTGGAAACATCACCGAGGTGGCTGCACCTGCATAGGCAACGATACGGAAGTAATCCTTTCCCGTGTTTGCGGCTTGACGCATAAAGACTGCATAGACCGCTACGATTCCAAACACATAAATGAAGGTGGACAGAATAACCGTAACCAATGAAATGGCCTGTTTTTGAAACTCGGAGGGTGATGGGAGTG